GGTGAACGATGCCAACCCCACCAGCAGCGATGCCATCCTTGCCCAGAGCCAGACGCTCGTTTTGCTCGCCCAGCAGCTCAACACCGGAAACGGCGACGCGCTGCGGACGATCGCGTGCATGGCGCAGGCCATTGCGCAGAACAAGACGCTTGACGAGCTGACGGAAGAAGAAAGCGGCATCATGGCGCACTTTAAGAACCCGGCGATGCCGAGCGTGGCGGTGACGGCGGACGCAGCGATCAAGATCGCATCGGCACGGCAGGAATTTGCGAGCACCGACACGTTTTTGGAGATGATCGGCTTTGACCAGGCAGACATCCGGCGTATCAAGTCACAGGAACAGCGCGTGCGCGGACAGCAGCTTTTGATGGAGATGGACAATGAAGCAGATACCGTCGAAAGCATGGCTTAGTTACATAGGCAAGCTGCGTCGGTTAAACACCACGGTTGCAAACTGTATGCAGGCGTATGTAGATCAGTACGGCGTTTCTGACAGCCAGAAGCTCATAGATGTTGCGTATGGGCTTGTGACGAAGTGCGGCGAAGGCAGCGCAGCGCTTGCGAGCGAAATGTACGACGCGCTCGCGGAGCTTCAGGGTGCGCATGTGCCTGCGGCAGAGCCAGCGGAAACTGCCGAGTATGGTGAAGTGGCGCGCATGGTCAATGCGACAAAAACCAGCACGCCGCAACTCAAAAGCGGGGTGAGCCGCCTTGTAAAGCGTGCCGGAGCCGACACGATGCTGAAAAACGCTTTGCGCGACGGCGCCGAATTTGCATGGGTGCCGAACGGCGACACCTGCGCGTTCTGCATGACGCTGGCGTCACGCGGGTGGCAGAAGGCGAGTAAGAAAGCCATAAAAAACGGGCATGCAGAGCATATCCACGCGAACTGCGACTGTACATATGCTATTCGGTTTGACCCGGAGGTAAATGTAGAGGGCTATGACCCCGACGCATACCTCAAGGCTTACCGCGACGCCGGAAGCGACGTAAACGAGCTGAGGCGCATCCACTACGCCGAAAACCGCGAGCGCATCAACGCGCAGAAACGGGCGGCGTATGCGGAGCAGCGTCGTCGAAAGATAGGTAAACAAGGTCAAGAGATCATTGACAAGCCGACTTATAATAAGCTGACAAAGGACTTCTTGAGGCATGGTGGTCTTATTATTCGAGGCGAAGAAGCGGTAAAGCATCTTGAAAAACAGGGGGCATATGCTTCCTACTTTATGGGTGGCAATTTTGCTTTTATTCGTGATGATGCAACCGTATCGGATGTGCTGGAAGAAATGTATCATGCTTTGCAGGATCGTAAAAATATGTTTGCGGAGTATTCTCAAGAGGAAATGTTAATTCGCAGAGAAATCGATGCGCAAAAGTACTTGATTTCCGTTGCTGAAAGATATAAAATACCGATAGAGGAAACAAATGTTACCAAGCAAAACCTTGCAAATTATGAAGAACGATTGAAAGAACGTCTTAACGGTAAGGAGGGTCAAAAAGAATGAAAAAAGAATACAAAATCATTGATGACTTTCAAGCCGGTCCTACGGACATTCGCGTACTTGTTCTTGACAGGGATTATGAATTCCTACCTGTAGCAGAAAGAGGAATTGCAATTATCGACGGCGTAGAATATCCGTTTCAGTTGAATTCCATTCCATGTTGGGCGACGATCAAAAGCCATGACAGTTTTACAGGAAAAACCGTAGAGTTTTGCTGA